TAGAGTCAGATTCTAGTAATAATGAATTTGGTAACATAACTAGTAGTATGGTAAATAAACCTAGAGTGCAGACTGTGGTTCAACCAGTAATTCAAACACAGACAAGGCAAGTTCCTGTTCCAATGCCGATGGGATCGAGCACACAAGTTATTAAAACCACTAAGTCTAAATTACCACCATCAATTGCTAAGATGATAAATTAATGGAAAATAAATATTTTATTAAACACTGCACTTTAATTCCTACAGAGGGTTCATCATTATCTGTAGAGTTTGAGATATCTGGTGGTAATCCTACATTTGTATATTATGAAAGTCTTAAGAGTCCCTCTATTTCATTGTCTCTTCAATTCATTGATGTTGATCAATTAATCAGTCGTGAGGGTATAACTGGTGGTGAATATTTAGATCTAAGTATTAAGGTGCCTGGGTTTGATGATTTTGTAATTAGACATGATAAACATTTTTTAATGTTGAACTCTGTAAAGGATGTAAAAACCACATCAAATAAACAGGTAGCCACTTTAGAGTTTGTTTCAGTTGAGTCAATTATAAATGAGACAGCGAGAGTATCAAAGAAGTTTAGTGGAAATGTTTCTGATCTTGTTATGGAATTACTGATAGGTGATAAGAAGGGAATACAAACAGATAAACCTTTAGATAAAGATCAAGCATTTAACAAATATTCTTTCGTAGGTAATATGAAAAGACCATTTGATACAATTCAGTGGTTATGTCCCAAGGCAGCAACTGATGATAAAAACTGTGGATTTTTATTTTATGAAACCTTAGACGGTTACTTTTTTAAATCAATTCATAAATTGTTAGAGGCTGAACCAACTGTGTATGAGAAACCAGAAAAACCAGTGGAATCAGACTTTAGAATAATTGAAAACAATTTGGACTCAACGAATGACATTGGAATGAATTGTAGATTGGGAATGTACGCAAATAAAACAATATATGTTGATCTAGAAACTGGCACCACAAAAACAACAGACTACAAAATATCTGAAATTGGTTTGAAGAATCCACCAAAGTTGCCAAATGGACTAGAAGACTTTCCAACTCGATTAATGTTAAGATTATTAGACAAAGGAGCGATGCAAAAAGGATCTAAGAAGGAGGAAGGAGAGAAGGAAAATGAGCTTGCCATTTTCCAAAACAAGTCTTATGCTAGGAATAATTTACTATTCTCACAATCATTAAGTATTTCTGTTCCATTTAATCCTGATATGAGAGTTGGTCAAATGATTGAGGTCAAATTACCAGTTAAAAAAAGTGATGATCAAGAACAAACAGATTATGGATCAGAGAGAGATAATGATATTAGTGGAAGGTATCTGGTGTCTGAATTAAAACACATCATAGGTAATTCAAAGGCAAACACACAATTAAAATTAGTTCGTGATGTCTTTACCGCTTAAATAAAAGAAACAGGAGAATCAAATGAAATCAATCGAAGATCACATTGAATACGACAAGAAAATTGCTGACGATCCACAAGCAAATCCAGCAGCGAGAAGACATGCAAAGGAAGAGTTGCATGAACTCGAAGAGTATGCAGAACATCACAAAGCAGAAATTGAAGCTGGTGATCATCATGATCCAAATGCTTTGGAATTATTCTGTGACATGCACCCTGATGAACCAGAGTGTTTAATATATGACGACTAACTGAATGTATCAACAATCGACTAATTTTTGGGGAAAAGATCCTATGAAGTGGTGGATTGGTCAAGTGACCGATCCAGAGAAAGGAGAGTGGGGAGATTCCCTAGAGAAGTCACAGGTAAAAGAAACTGATCCAGAAATCTATAGATTTAGATGTCGTGTTCGCATCGTTGGATATCATGATTGTTCTGATGATCTACCAGATAAGGACTTGCCCCTAGCACACATTTTATTACCACCTAACGTTTCTACAACTGGTGGTTGTGGTGACACAGTGCAATATCAGGGTGGAGAGGTAGTTGTTGGTTTCTTTGCTGATGGTGATGATGGTCAACAACCAGTCATATTCGGCACATTATTTAAACAACCTTTTGTTGATGATCAACTCTCGACTGCAATGTTCAATGCGAAGAGACAAACTTGTTTTACGCCATTTACTCCACCAAAAGTCAGACAGATGGCAGGTAAGACGCAAATATTTAAGGGTTCAACAAATGTAAAATTTACCGCTAACGAACACAAAAGAACCAATGCATATGAACAAGAACAAAATTCTACAAATGTTACTAGTGATAACTTTAGTCCTTGTGAAGACAATGAAATATCAAAGATAAGCAATGCGATAAAATCTTTTACTCGAAATGTTCAATCATTTCAAACCATAGGAGACATAACCATTGATCCTCTCTACGGTGGTGTGGTAGATGTTGCATCAGAAATAAAATTAACCTCAAACTTGGTTCATAATTCCATGACGAAATTGATTCGTCGTGGTCGTTCATGGTTGATTCAAGATACTCTTGATAAGTTAGATAAAACTATGGAGAATAGTGCTGACAAATTTAATCAAGTTGTTTTAGGTCAAGCTACAAATGCACTAACAAGCACTATTTTTTGTAACATTGAAAAAATACAGGATGAATTAAGAGATTATCTCGCTAAGAGTTTAGAGAATATGATAGGACAAGTGTTAGACGTTCCGATTTGTGGTATAGAAAATTTCTTAGGTGATATGTTTGGTCAGATTAACAATATCATAGATTCAAGTCTAGGAAGTATGTTTGGACAATTAAATAATTTAATGGGTGCTAATTTGCCTCTTCCAAGTGCAACATTTTCAAAGGCAATTAAATTTGCAAATATTATCACGAATGTTCTTGATTGTGATCAAGTAAATTGTCCACCATCAACATCATTCTCATCAAAGAGTGGAATTACAGAGGCAATCGGTGATAGTTTTGATATATTTGGTAATATACTTGATAACTCTGGATTAAGTTCTATCACTAACCTTGTTGATGGAATTGACAGTATCGCAGATGGAATCCCAGCATTACCAAGTGCTCCAAACTGTAATACTAACGTTCTTAAATGTGGGCCTCCTAGAGTAGATTTCATAGGTGGTAACGGCACAGGTGCAAGTGGAAGTGCAATTGTAAATGTTCTTGGTCAAGTTATTGGTGTTGCTATCAACGGAGTTGGAAGTGGATATACAGAACCACCTTTACTTTCATTCTTTGATAATTGTGATAAGGGTTATGGTGCAGGCGGATATGTTAAAATTAGAGATGGTTCGATTTCGGATGTCGTAATTACTAGTGGTGGTCAAGAGTATTTGCCAAATACAACAGAGACTGTTCTCAATTCAGATGGATCTTTAACTGAGAAGGAAGTCATTCCAGATCCAAATGCAAACTATGATGGAGAGGTATCTTATGTCACAACGTTGGATAGTATTGCTATTGAAAACGTTGGGTCTGGATACTCAGACGGTGATACAATCACAGTTAGTGGTGGAGCAGATGTCGGATCTGGACAAGCAGAGGTTGAATTAAATATTCAAGATGGATTCATAGTGGGTGCAAATGTCGTAAACGGCGGATTTGGATTCACCGCACTGCCAGACTTAACAATAAATAGTGACACTGGAGCTGGTGCTAAATTACTACCTGTTCTCAAATTTACTAAAATTGATGATGCAACTCAACTTGCTGACACAGACACTCCTTTCGACAGGACTCTGCCTCAAGATGTTGTTGTAACAGTAATCAGTTGTATCGAAAAATAAAATGTCAAAAGCACCAAACGATAAAAAAAATATAGAAAGAACGGCAAAATTAAGATATGCTGTTGAGAGTGGACAAAGCACGATACATGGAGACACTTTATACAAAGTGCAGACAGTAGAGGCTCAGTCTTTTGGTTTCTATGCAAACACAGGTCAAGGTGCTTCTAATGGAGGGCCTGGAACTGGTAAACATGTTTTATACACGCCAGGAATGTCAATGGAAGTTCTTGGTGAAGGTTTAAAAGTCAGAGATGCTGGTGACATAGCACAACTCCCTGCAAAAATTATAAAGGCCAAAAAGGGTGATATGATTTTTGAGTGTGAAAATGGTAATATATTATTAAGAGCAAAAAATGTTTTTATAGATGCGAATGGTGGAGGTCAAGATGGACAATTTACTGTCAAGGCAGAAAGAATTGCAGACATCGGAGCTCCTGACATTCGTGTTCAAGGAGAAAAGGTCACAGTTAAAGCATCTAAGGATATGACTGTGATTGCTAAAGGTCAATTTGAACTTAAGTATGGATTTATGGTTGCAGCGTCTTTCGCTGATCAAAACTTTGGTGCGTTAACAGCAAATCTCAAGAAAACACAGTTATCAACATTGAGAACATTATGAACATTTCTAGATTTCAAACAGATAAATTAATCGTAGGGACAAATGATGTATCCTATGTTGCACCCGATACATCTCCCACAGGATCTGCTATTTTAAATGGCCCTGTTTTGATTGGGAATCCATCAGCTGCGCCAGGATATGAAGGTGCTTTGAATGTCGCCTCAAATGGCGCTTCACAAAATTCACTTGATACTCAACCAGCATATCAGTCATCTCTTGCAATTAAAGCTGATGGCAATCTGACTGTTGCTGGTGATGGTAAGACTGCAAACGCTTTACTTATATCTGGTGGTTCATCAGTAGATACGATTCATGTTGTGGGTGACATGTTCGTTACTGGTGCGGTTGACTGTGGTAACAAAGGGAAACTTGCAGAAAGATTTGCGACTGCTGACTCTTTACCACCAAAAGCTTTTGATATAGAACATCCCACAAAAGGAAAGGGTCATCGTCTTCGTTATGTTTCTTTAGAAGGCCCAGAATCAGCGGTTTACTGCCGTGGTAGATTAAAAGAGTCTAACGTAATTAATTTACCTGATTACTGGAAAGATTTAGTTCATGAAGATAGCATTACTGTTCAATTGCAACCAATTGGGACAAATCAAAATCTTGTAATACAAGAGTTTAATAATGAATTTATTGTCATTGCAGAGGATTCAACTAACACTGATTTGATTACTGATTTATCAACCATTGATTGTTTCTATCATGTATATGGAGAAAGAAAAGATGTGAATCCACTACTAGTTGAATATGAGGGAAACAACAGATATGACTATCCAGATCCAAACTTTAGTGAGGATTCTGATATTTCGCCTGAAGATCGTAATTACCGTGATCCTAAATATAATTTCCCAAGAAACACAATTACAAGTTGAATAAATAAACTTAGACAGAATCTGTAAACAGAGAAGAATAGGATGCCTCTTTCAAGACTGGAGAATTTTCTAAAGAATATACAAGGTAA